ATTGTCGGAAGCTGGTCAAGCCTTCATCGACCAGCGCGACAAACGGCGACCACGCAGTGGTTCGAATCTTCCGAACAATTCAATGACAGCAGACTTTGGTATGCCAAAACCTAATTTTAATCAATCTGCTTTTGATGATTTTATGGGTGGATTAAATCCAGATCAAAAAAACTTAATTAACACTTATGGCGCAAATCAAAAGTATCAAGAGAATCAAAGGTATTTTAACTCTGGGTTTCAGCCAAACATGGGTATGGGTATTGGCAGTCAAAGACCTACGGGTATGGGAATGTTTGGTGGATTTCCTCAAAGACCTCCGCAAAGACCGCAAGGTATTATGGGTGGATTCGGCAGACCTCAGTTTCCTCAGATGATGCAGCGCCCGCAGCCAATGAATTATTCGGGTTACGGCGGTATGCAGCGCCCGCAGCAGAATTTTTACGGAGGAATGCAGGGTGGAATGCAGGGTGGATACGGAAGACCGCAGCAAAATTATGGTGGATATGGTGGATATGGTGGATATGGTGGATATGGTGGTATGCAGCCCCGTCCGCAGCAAAATTATGGGCAGCAGCCATACAATAACTCGAACAATTTTTCAGGTTATGGTCAGCAGCAGCAACAAAATCCATACATGCAGCAAGGTTATGGTATGCAGCCGCAGCAAACTCCTTATCAACAATACGGGATGCAAGGCGGTGGATACCAACAAAGTCCATATCAACAGCCCAGTCCGCAGCCACAACAATTTGGAGGCTACGGAATGAATCAAGGTTATGGTGGTCAAGGTGGTTTCGCCCCGATGTCAAACCCGTACCAACCGCAGCAGTACGGAAATAACTCGAACAATTTCTCAGGTTATGGCGGATTTAATCGTTAATTTTTTCTTGGCAAATTGTAACGATCTTTAATTATTCGAATAGCTTTCTCTGACGTATGTATGATTGGAGAAATATCTTTAACCCCGAAGCCCCGAAGCAACAACATGTTGATTGTTTCCGCTTGCTTTGACAACACGCGATAACGATATGGGATTGGTGTTTTATCTAATTTCAATATAGATATATAAGGTTTTCGTTTCTTATAATTAGGAGATATTGTATTTAATCTTGGGTTATCATTACGATCTTTTTTGACTTGCGCCTCCCAAAGTTCCCGATAAATGTCTTGGTATCGCTCTATTTTATTCTGGTTCATTGTTTTAATTCCTTTGCTAGATATTATCTCAAACTGTATCTCGTTCATATTCACCGCGTGACATTGGGCCATCAATTGTACCCAGCCATCTCTCAGACCCCGATGATGTCATTGAATACTTGCGCATTAGCCCATCTGCACAAGCTTTCGTCACCGCATTTTTAATTGTTGTCTCTAATCCAGCAGTTTTTAGGTATACTGCGCATGGCTCTTGAGAATTTGACTCTTGAATAGAACGATATATTCCATCATGCGCACCACCATGAGTCACGGCGCGTCCTTCGTTTTCTCTCATTCGAACGAAATCAACAATGTGGATCATGCGTTGACGAACTGAATGCGACATGACAAGCGATCTAATATCTACAGAGCGATCCTCTAGCAGACCAGTGTTCGGGTTACGAATAAAGTGTCGTATGTCACGATTAGCTGGCCCGTTTGATTTAACGACAGCTCCATCAAACACACCATTACGTGTATATTCTATTTCAAGATCACGACAGCGTTGTTTTCCTGTGCTTTCATCTACAGACCAGACTGCAAAAGCAGACCGAACGCCATCAACGATAGCAGAAGTACCCCGAATAAGATTACGAGCCTGTTCTGGTGTTTTGACAGGATCATTGTCTTTAATCTTTGCCATGTGGTGGTTGACCATCACAGTAGCGCCAGTTTCAGTAGCCATCTGCGCAAGTAAACTCATAAATGCAGCTCCAGCCGCAGGATCAGCGTTTACATCTGCGTGAACAAACGAGGCCATAGGGTCAATTACGATTAGCTTTAATGTTTCCATCTCTAACATCTGATCATAAATTCGAGAGAATTCATCACCCATCAAATATGTATTGTCAAACTTCTGCATGATTGGAAACACACCACCAAGGTTTGGCAATGGCAATATGCGAAGTTTGTGGCTATATGTTTCGCGAGATTTTTTAGGATCAAGTCGCGCAATACGTCTGTGCATCTCGTCTTTATCATCTTCCGCAGTAATTAGAATTACATCGCCATGTTGGGCAACTAAACCCCCAAACGCACTTTGCATAGACGTTCCAGATGCAACTTTCATTGCTAAGTCTAGCGTCATCATGCCTTTACCACTATCACCAGCGGCGGCAAATACACATGGAACTCCAAGAGGTATAGTATCACCGATTAAAAAGCTTTGTGTTGGAGCGGAGCCAACAAAGTATTCATTAATCAAAAGGCTTTCATCAAGCAGATTGATTGGTTTCTTTACGCTTCGCTCATTCTTCCTTAACATCTTTGTAATGTTAAATTCTTCATCTATAGCATCAGCAGCGTCCCACTTCTCTGGCTTGGTTGATGGTATTTTAAGCATCATAACTGTTTTTGCACCAGCAAGCTTAACGTTTTTTTCTACAAGTGCGGCAAGCTTCTTGCCAGCATCATCATTATCAGGCCATAGAATTACATTCTTGCCCTTCATAGGAGAGAAATCAAACTTGTGTGATGTGTTTTCTGACAACATACCAGCACCACCTATGGTGCATGTTGCATTGTATCCAATAGCATTCAAAGCATCTGCGCACTTTTCGCCTTCTACCCATATAACTTTATCTGAACCTAAAATGTTCGGAATATTATATAATGGTCTGGGTTCTGGAATACCTTGGCGACCTTCCATGAATTGACGGAACTGCTTTTTAGGCTTACCCAAATCATCCCGGATAATTTCTCCAGTTAAGTCACGCTCAAAGTATTTTCTTACAGACACAATGACTACACCATTCTCATCAGTATAGTTATATTCGTCCTCAAAATCTGTGCTTGGGTTAATGTTTTTCTTTTGTTCGGGTTTTGAGAATCCACTTTGAGCAGTTGTAACAGCAAAGTTAGACGGATTGTTCGGCTTAACAATGTTATCAGGTGGAGCTACATAGTCAGGCTGCACATAGACCTCAAATAGATCGAAGCACTCTTTTAAAGTATAGCCTCTACCTTCTTTTAAAACCTTACAGATACCACCAATGCCATCACCAGATTCAAAGTCTTTACCTGTAAGAAACCACGGACTACTTTGATCTATATTAATAACCATAGACCTGCCAGCTTCGCCGCGCAGTGATCCTATATAGAATTCTTTACCCCTTTGAACACCTTGTGGATATGTATCTATAAGCGTCTGTAGCTGTATACTACGAGGTACTTCCTTAGAAATACGTTCCGCCACATCCCTTGGTGACTTGCCAAAACTCATTATATTCATTGATTAGCTCCCCAGCAAGTTTCTGTAAACTCACAAAACTTACAAAGAAAAAAGTCTTTGCTATGAGCAATACGAGGCAGAATGTCACCTGCTTTCGCGGCAGTCAATATGTTCACTGCCTTGTCGCTTGCCTGTTGAGCTAATTTTTTATCATATGGAACAAGTTCGTAATAAACTTCTGAAGTGTTTTTATTCACCACAGTAAACAAAGCTGGGTTTTCGTGAAGCTCCATATATGTTTGATAAAGCGCAAGTTGTGTAGCATATACTGGGTTTGCTTTAGCAACGCCATGCCGAACAAAAGCCTTAAACTTATTGTCGTTTGCTGACTTACATTCCCATAAGGAAGGATAGCCCATTGCAACTGGACCATCACATACAACACCATCTATGTGACCTTTTATTTCGCCATCAGCTATAGAAAATCCAAACTGCTTACCATCTGACTGCTCAGTTCGCAGATCAAACCCTGCATCTTTTATCCATTTAGACGCGTAATCTTCAATCTCGTGACCGAACTGGAATATACGCAAAGTTCTTGCAGTAAATGCTTTGTCTTCATCAATCGTATAATTTAAATATCTATACTGTATCTTGCGCTGACACTCATCACCAATGCTTGACGCACCGATATAAGAACGGCGTTCTCGCTTGCTTTCATTAGCTACAATAGCATTATCTACAGCTTCTTTAATATTATTTGCGATAGGATTTTCATTAGAATGGGATTGAAGTAGAAGGCCAAGTGCCTGTTGACTTATAGTAGGTTTCTTCGAGTGTCCCAATTTTAATCTCCTTATCTAGCGGTGTTGATTCTTGTATGGCAAATATTAGTGTGTGAACTTCTTCTTCTGTAAGATCGCAAAACCTTTTATTCCAACCAAATTTACTTAATATAAATGCCAACTCTTTTAGTGGCTTTTGCGCGGATGGCGCGTTACTTGCTGCTGTCAATGTATCGTCTCCCCTTCATGCAAACCGAACAAATCTATAGCTTCGTCTATTTCTTCGGAATCTGCTTCACTGTTTCTAAAACCAATAGTTAAGACTTCATTGCCCTTTACCCTTACGCTTGCAGTCCCGAACAGCAAAAGGTTTTCAGCGCGTTCTATGTGATCATTAATCACTTCATTAGCCACTGATTGGATTTCTTTTAAGTTGCTTGAGTCATCGACCCAGCACACTATTTCATACTCAGAAGTTTCAATGTTACCTTCTTTTTTCTGCGCAAGCATAAGATACATTTCGAATCTTGGCATCATAACTCCCGTGTGGCTAATTCACCACCACATGCCATGTAACCTGCACCATCCACCCAGTTGTCAGAGTGTTTAGGGTTAGACTTAATGCGTGCCACTTTTAGGAGGTTCATCATAACACCTACGTCATGTGGCTTTACAATTACACCTAAGTAAATTGACCATAATTCTGCAATCATAGTAAAATTGCTTTCCATATCACCATGATCAGATGCGCGGTCTTTTGTGACGTATAATTTAGCTGTGTTTAGTATTTCGCTTCTATTCATCTTGTATCTCCATCAGCTTTATTCTTTCGAAAATTATCTTATCAATCTTTTGTTTATTCCAATAGTAGCTCAAACAACATCCTGCCTTATACTTAGTCCAAGAGAAATCAATCGCGCTAATTTGTACGCCGTTTCTACGCAAGTGATCCTTTTGCTTGTCAGTAGCCGCTTGATTTAACCAACGCTTACTTTTGTTAGCCGCGTTGCTATCTTCAATCTCACGGAGAAAATCATCACCTGCTGCCATAGCTTGTACTTTATCACCGATAGAAACCACTCTAGGACGCCCATTCTGAGCCTTGACGATGGCTATCCAGTATTCTCCGATATTACCTACCAAAGTAAACCCACTGAAGCCCATAGCCATCATAGCGTTTCCATTTCCAAACGCATCAATCCACATAAACGGAGACATCTGCATCAGGTCATACTCAGTCATAACGAAGCTATCTAATTCTTCTTTGATTTTATTTTGGAACTCATATTCACAGATTGGACATACGCGAATATTTAAAGGAACTTCGCTATCACATTCTGGACATTTTTTTGTTGGCGCTTCGGCGTCCGGGTCT